CCATGATGTTTGCTTTACCAAAATGGCTGATGACCGCCGCTTCCATCCTATACGAGATTATCTTAATGGCCTACCTAATTGGGATGGTGTGCCAAGGGTTGAAAACTTGCTGGTGCGCTGCCTACAGGCCGATGACACACCATACGTTCGTGCGGTCACAAGAAAAACCATGGCTGCAGCAGTTGCCCGCATTTACAGGCCCGGCACCAAGTTCGACAGTGTCCTTGTGCTTGATGGTGAGCAGGGCATCGGCAAAAGCACGTTATTTAAGGACTTAGCTGGGGATATATATTATTCCGAAACCCTGTCCTTAACCGACATGGACGATAAATCCGGCGCAGAAAAGTTGCAGGGATTTTGGGTAGTGGAAATTGGCGAGTTGGCCGGCATGAAGAAAGCTGACATTGAAAAAGTGAAAGCGTTTTTGTCCACGTCCGATGATAAATATCGACCCAGCTATGGCAAAACCGTGGAAAGCCACCCCCGGCAGTGCGTAATTATTGCTTCCGTCAACGGTGAACGTGGGTATTTGCGTGACATAACGGGCAACCGCCGCTTCTGGGTAGTGAAGGTTCGCCAAGAAGAGCAAGTCAAAAAATGGAGTTTCACTGATGATGAGCGCAACCAAATATGGGCAGAAGCCAAGCATATTTGGGAAAGCGGTGAGAAACTGTATCTGGAGGATGGATTGATACGGGAAGCCGAATACGCCCAGCGTGAAGCCATGGAAGTTGATGAGCGGCAAGGTATGGTTGAGGAGTACCTTGATATTCTTCTCCCGGATGGTTGGGATGGAATGGATATTTACAAACGCCGCGAGTTCGTGCGCAACCACCAAAGCGACCCCACCCAGCCGAAAGGCACTATGCGGCGTGAGTTTGTTAGTAATGCCGAACTGTGGGTTGAGTGCTTTGGCCGCAACTTGGCTGAATTAAAACCCTCTGATAGCTATGCACTTGCAGCACTTATGTCCAAGGTAGACGGCTGGGCCCGCACAAAATTAAATAAGAGGATTCCTGTTTATGGGCGGCAACGACTGTATGCAAGAAGTTGTACCATCACATAAAAGCTAGGCGTTATGAGGCTTTTGCGGCTGTTTGGCACAACTGGAACAATCGTATTCCTTATATTCAAAATAGTGTTTTTTACAAAAGAGATAAACGCACCTGTACCCGCGCACGAGGCAATATATAGGGAACTTCGGTTCACCTTGTTCCGATAAGCCCTCCAAAGCCTTGCAAATCAAGGGGTTCGGGGATTGGAACGACTTTTGCATAAGTTGTTCCCTTGGGAGGTTAGAAATGCGAGAACGTGACTTGGAACGCAAATTGGTGCAGGCAGTAAAGGCGTCGGGCGGTATCTGCCCCAAGTTTGTGAGTCCCGGCTTCGATGGAATGCCCGACCGCATTGTGCTTTTGCAACATGGAAAGTTGGCATTCGTGGAAGTTAAACGACCGGGGCAAAAAGCCTGCCCCTTGCAATCTGCAAGGCATAAATTGCTACGCCAGTTGGGTTTTCAAGTTTTCTTGCTGGACGAGGCTAGGCAGATTGGGGAGATAATAAATGCAATACAAACCACATGACTACCAGCGGTACGCCGCTAACTTTATAACGGAAAACCCGGTAACATGCTTACTACTGGATATGGGGCTTGGCAAAACTTCTATCACTTTAACGGCAATTAACGATTTGCTTTTCGATAGTTTCCAAACCCGCAAAATCCTAGTGGTCGCGCCGCTGCGTGTTGCAAGAGATACATGGCGAGATGAAATTGCAAAGTGGGAGCATTTGTCTGACCTGCGGTTTGCCATAGCGGTCGGTTCTTCCGGGGAGCGTAAAGCAGCACTGCTACGCAAAGCAGATATTTATATAATCAACCGTGAAAATGTGCAGTGGCTTGTTGAGGAAAGCGGCATATCCTTTGACTACGATATGCTGGTGGTTGACGAACTTTCTAGTTTCAAAAGCCACCAGTCAAAACGCTTCAAAGCACTAATGCGGATGCGGCCGAAGGTGAAGCGCATTGTCGGGTTGACAGGCACACCCAGCAGTAACGGCTTGATGGATTTGTGGGCGGAATATAAGCTATTGGATATGGGGCAGCGGCTTGGAAGATTTATCGGCCAATACCGCACTGACTTCTTCACCCCGGATAAAAGTAACGGGCAAGTGATATTTTCCTACAAACCTCTGCCGGGAGCAGAAGAGCAGATTTATAACAAAATATCTGACATCACCATTTCCATGCGCGCCACTGACCATTTATCCATGCCTGAACTTATAACCGCCGAGCATATCGTGCAATTATCTGAAAAAGAGCGCGAACGGTACGATGAGTTAAAACGTGACTTGGTGCTGGAACTGGAAAATGGAGAAGTCACCGCTGCCAACGCTGCGGCACTAAGCGGAAAGCTATGTCAAATGTCCAATGGTGCTGTATATGGCGATGATGGAAAGGTTCATCATATTCATGACCGCAAGCTGGATGCACTGGAGGATTTAATCGAAGCGGCAAACGGCAAGCCGGTGCTTGTGGCTTACTGGTTCAAGCATGACTTATCACGAATCACGCAGCGGCTTGAAAAGTTGAAGGTTACATTTTCCAAGCTGGATTCTTCCGAGAGCATCACCAAATGGAATAATGGTGAATTGCCCGTGGCATTAATCCACCCCGCTTCCGCAGGGCATGGACTCAACCTTCAAGCCGGCGGTTCTACAATTATATGGTTTGGGCTTACGTGGTCACTGGAATTATACCAACAAACTAATGCCCGTTTATGGCGGCAGGGGCAAAGTGCCGGAACAGTTGTTGTACATCACATAATTACCAAAAACACCATCGACAGGCGGATATTGAAAGCCCTATCCGATAAAGATCAGACCCAATCTTCTTTGATAGAGGCGGTCAAAGCCAATCTATGACAATCAGAGCCAATCCGAGTGAAGTCTAAACTTGGAGGTTCTTTATGACCAGTAAAATCAAATGTGCAGACTGCCGTTTCCCATGCATTAACAGAGAACTGAGCAATAAAAAATGGACGGCTTATGTCTGCGGCAATTACAAAAGCGAGTACCATAAAACCGTACTGAATATAACCGGCGATGGCAGGCAGGTTAATGAAATCGTGTGGCAGGGATGCAAGCATGGCGAGAGGCGGGTGAGGAAATGACCGCCAAGAAATATCTGATGCAGATAAGCACAATCAATATGCGACTACGAAGCATGAAACAGCAAGTGCAATCCCTATGGGATGCGGCAACTAATATTACACCGATTCTTTCTCACACCCCACGGTCTGCATCCAGTGATCCACATCAACTGGAGAAGCTGATAGTAACAAAGATTGATTTGGAAAATGAGATTATAATGCTGTCAGATAAACTAGCGGAAATTATTGTGGCAATAAATTCTTTGCCTGACCCATTACACATTTCAATAATAACCAGCCGATATATTAGCGGCATGGAATGGCGAGATATAGCCTGCGAAATGCACATAAGCGAAGGTCGTATTTTTCAACTTCATCGTGATGCGCTGGTCGCATTGGAAAAGTCGATAGCTGATTATAGTGAATTATAGTTGGCTATATGCAGACAAGGAAATCGGGCTGTGTTACTGTATCATCAGCAAAATTGTAAAGGCCGCCTGCGGGAAACCGTGTGCGGTTTTTTGTGTTGGAGGTGAAACTATGCCCAGCAAGCCCAAAAAGCCCTGCGCCCATCGTGGGTGCCGAGAGTTAACTGCCAACCGTTACTGCGAAACCCACGCCAAGGAACATATGAAGCATTACAACAAACACCAGCGTGATCCCAAAAGCAATAAACGGTACGGTCGGCACTGGCGAGAAGTCCGTGCTTCTTTTTTACAAGCTAATCCGCTGTGTGCCATGTGCTGGAAGGAAGGCAAGCTAGTCGCTGCCGATACAGTGCATCATATTAAACGGTTGGCAGACGGCGGAAACAACCATTGGGAAAATCTGATGTCGCTGTGTACCGAATGCCACAGTAGGCTACACGCCGAGCAAGGCGATTACTTTTGATATTTGATTATCACATCCGAAATCAAACAATCAAAAATCAAACCGGGGGCGGTCATCATCTCCGGGAAAAATTATCAGGACAGCGCGCCCGGAGTACCGTGTGAATTTTCCGCAAATTCCAAACTTTTTGTAGGCGCGGCTTTTGGAGGTGAATACCATGCCCAGCGGAGGCAAACGACCGGGGGCGGGTAGACCCCGTAAGCCACTATCCACACGGATTGAAGAGGGTGTCGATAAAGTCAGCCATAGGAAGCCACAGGTTATCGAATTTCCCCCGGAAAATCAAAATAATCAAAAATCAAAAAATCAAAAATCAAAACCCGTGCCGTCCTTCCTCGAAATGGCAGGCAAAGAGGGTAACGATTCCCTCCCATCCGCTGCGGACATTTACCGCTTCATGCTCGAATGGGTAAAAAGCACCGGCTGTGAACGGTTTGTGCCGCCTATGCTCATTGAGGATTTCGCTTTTACCCGGCGCAGTTACTTGGAATGCGAATATATGTCTAAAAAGCTGGGGCGCGTTATGCAGGGTGGCAAGGCATCCCCCTATGTGCGCCATGCACTTGAATATGCCAAGCAGGCCACGGCGTTTTATCGGGAGATTTGGGCGATTGTCGCGCAAAATTCCACCAAAGATTTCACAGGAAACGGCAGCAATGCATTTTTAGAGTTGTTAAAGAACCGCGGCTTCTAATAATCGGGAGCCGATATAGGAGGGCAGTACCAATATGCGCACCACTAATCGATTTGAAAAAGTGGCAGTTGACCGCTTAATTCCATATGTGCGGAATGCCCGCACCCATAGCAAGGAACAAGTTACGCAGTTGCGCTCCAGTTTGCGGGAGTTCGGTTTCGTAAACCCGGTGATTATCGACTACGAATATAACATAATTGCAGGCCATGGGCGCATACTTGCCGCCAAAGCTGAAGGGATGCTTGAAGTTCCCTGCGTTTTTGTTGAACATTTAACGGATGCACAAAAAAAGGCGTACATCTTAGCTGATAATCGCCTCGCCTTAAATGCTGGCTGGGATGATGAACTCCTCGCATTGGAATTTGCCGACCTTAAAGACCTCGGCTTTGACTTAGAACTTACGGGCTTTGACCCCGGAGAGATAGATAAATTATTCGCTGGGGAAACTGGCGATGTAGAAGAAGATGACTTCGACCTTAGTGCCGCTCTTGAAGAAGCGGCATTTGTTTTGCCCGGTGATGTTTGGATGCTCGGCAATCACCGATTGGTTTGTGGCGATTCCACCAAGGCCGAGGATGTACAGCGGCTCATGGATGGCAAGCGTGCCAATCTTCTGCTCACTGACCCCCCATATGGCGTAAGTTACGAAGGCAAGGCGGGCAAAATCGCCAATGATAGCTTAACCGAAGATGCGCTAGTGGAAAAACTTCTGCTCCCGGCGTTCACAAATGCCGCAGCGGTTATGGACAACGATGCCAGCGCATACATCTTCCACGCAGATACTCAGGGTGAATGGTTTCGCCGTGCATTTCGTGAGGCGGGTTTCAAGCTGTCCGGGGTTTGCCAATGGGTAAAACCCTCGCTAGTAATGGGGCGCAGTCCATATCACTGGCGGCATGAGCCTGTTTTATTCGGCTGGAAAGCCAAGGGTAAACACAAATGGGAAGCCGGACGCGACCAGACCACAGTTTGGGAATATGACAAACCCAAAAAGAATGATTTGCATCCAACTATGAAGCCTCTCGACCTTTTGGCAAAACCCATCCAAAACAGCACATCGGCTAATGCAATAATACTGGATTTATTTTCGGGTAG